TACTTCATGTTGGTCACGTCGAACGGCACGTCGCTGACGATAGCCGCCACGTCCTTGTTCGCCACGAACGCGTCGTCATCATCGACCACGGGGGTAACCGTGTTGTCCTTGTAGTAGGGCCTGTGCCCGATATCGAGCAACCTTGACGCGCCCATCGCCGTGCCACGATAGCGCGACAGGTTGGGCAGGACACGCACGCGACCGGGCGGAAGATCGCACAACTCGACTTCCGTTCCGTCCGCCAGCGCCGCGCCGGTCTTGTTCTGGAAGAAGAAGTATTGAATGCGCGTCTTGCCATGATCGTCGATGGGGTACTTGCGAACCCCTTCGGTAAGCTGGGTGCTGTATACGGTAGCCATTTCGATTTCCTCGTTGGTTGGGACGTATTACACTGACGGGTATCAGCCGCCTTAGTGTTGGCTTAAGTTTCCTTGCACTCCACCTTGAACACCTTGCCTTCCTCCACTCTTGTCGCGCCCGCAGTGAAGGTGGCGTGGATTTGCTTGATGTTGTTCTTGTCGGGACGGTTGTTGATGATGATGGTCAACGCATCCCACATGCCGAAATGCATTCCATCCGGCACCCATACCGGGCAGTCGCGAATGGTCCCGGTGTCCGTATGCGTCGGAATACCGTGACCGTTATAGTCTTCGTACGGCACGAAAATAAACCCCATAAATGACGTAACCTCGCCGTCAGCCAGCGGCTTGATCGCGTTGAAGTCGATGCTTGTGGTCGTTGTCTCGCCCAACAGATTGTCAATCTGTTCCGCCGTGACCGCGATGAACGGACGCACGGAACGAAGATCGACATGCCGTCGCTTGATGAGCTTGCGCAGCGAGCGCAGCTTGGTCAGCACCAGTCCGGTGCCGCCATGCACCACGGTATCCGCAGCCGGGAACGACACATCGACCGTGCCATCCTTGCCGCTCTTCGCGATGGCGAAAAACTTCTCCATCACAATGCGATCCATGCGGCGTGCCGCAGCTTCACGCATACGCTCCACGTAGGGGGACGTGGGGTCATAGATCATCTTCAGCGTGTCGAGACGATCCACGAGAATGGCGCAGTCATATTCGAGCGCAGAAATCCAGCGTTGCGTATGCTCGACTTCCGTAAGCTTCGTGTCGCCATATGGCGTCGAACGCTCGATAAATTCCACCGGGCCGAGGAAGTTGACGAGTTGCACTTTCTCGCCGGAATAGCTGCCCATGGACACACGCGCAACAAGATCGCCGCCCCGCTTGTTGATCGCGGCACGGACGTTGGACGTGTACATTTTGACGTGATGCTCTGGCACGCTATATGCGGCCAAGCTTTCTACTGCTGGCATGTTGACACCCTATGATTTGAATTTCGCTGGTCTTCAAGCGAAGGGGTGCCCGTATTCCCGGCCCTTCAATGGCAGGCTATACGACAAGGGGTGCCCATAATGGCCCTCCGGCGACCACCCTATAAGGATGGTCCCGGTGTCAGGCATAACTCTTCAGCCACGTATCTGTCAACTAGACGGGTGCTTTGTCACCCGCGCGTGCATATAGCGCGTTCATGCGCGACAGCGCACTTTCGTGTTCCGGATGCATCCGGTTCATATACTTTTTCTGGAAATCTTCGTCGCCATTCAGGCGGTTGATTTCGATGGCCGCACCTTCCGGCGTCATCGCGTTGGGATCGCCACCGGCCCCGCCACCCTGCCCGCCGCCCATGAAACCTCCTTCGGATGTGGCCTTACCTATCCGTGCTAACAGTTCAACAATCGGTGCCGCGCCCACATGCGCCTCGATCTGGCTCATGAGTTTGTCGTCCAGACCCAGCGATTTATAGACACGCCGACCGCCCTCAATCAGCGCGTCGGCTTCGTTACCCCACTTCTGCTTGACGGTTTCCACCGCCTTGTCGTTCTCCGCGCTCCATGTGGTGGCTGATTTCTGGCCCTGCTCTGCGGCGAATTTATTCCATTCGTCCGCCATGGTCTTCGCGCGTTTAGGATCAAGACCTAACTTATGCGCCAGCTTCTTCCCAAAGTCTACGACCGTCGGATCGACCTTAACCGTGTCATCGAATTTGAATACTTCGTTATACCCTTCCGGGTTTGGTGGTCGTCCCAGCTTGGCATAGAACGCGTCCAGTTCTTCCGGCTTTGCGTCGTTGCCGGGGATGATGACTTTTTTGCCTTCTTCCGTGGACGCGATCTTGTTGAGGTTATAATAGGCCACCGCTGTTTCGTGCGGCGTCTTATAGTTCTTTTGCGCCATCAATTCCTTGACGGGTGCTTCCGGAATTGTCTCATACCAAGGCTTGTCGCCAATGGGCCATGGGCCTTCCCCAGAGTGGGAGGCCCATGGTGCCACGGCTGGTGTGCCACCGGGCGGTGCGCCTCCGGGAGGGGCTGCCCCACCGGGCGGTGTGCCGCCGCCGTCGCCCCCATCACCTTCAGCATTGCACACTAGAGGATCAATCCATTCCGGCCCATGAGCTATGGGGTGTCCGGTCATACGCCTGAACATAGCTTATCCTTTTGGCGGTGTTGTGTATTTTTCGACCAGCGCATCATAGCTCAACCGCAGATGATCCATGATACGAAAGTATACTTCCTGCCGTCCGGTCAACAGCACATGCACACGTTCCTCAATGTCGAATGCCGTTTCTTTCCCACGGCAAAAGCGTGACAGGTCTTCCATCACGATCCGCGCATCATCGCCTGTCGGGTTGCCCGCGAACAGGCGCATATAGGCTTCCTGCCGCCGTCGCAGCACATCGACAATGATTTCCTGCGCAACGCTGACGCGCTTGGCAAAGGCATTGCGGGAACGGCTTTCGTCAGCGGGATCGTAGGGATCGTAGTCGTCACCGCTTATAAAGTCGTCAGCCATTACTCACGCCCGGTGGTTGACTATTGCCAGCGCTGCCCTGTTTCATCGCCTGATTGGCCACGGATGCAATAGCCGGTGCTTGATCCACGATCTGTTGCGTGGCGGCTTTCTTCTGACGATCATCCCGCAACGCTGCCACGCTATCCATGTCGCGAACCCAAGCTGTACGCACAGACAGGATATCCGCAATATCCGGTGAGGCCACATCGAAGTTAATCCAGTCCAAAGCGCTGGGGTCTTGCGTCACCTCCGAATACTTCAAGGCCATTTCCAGCCAGCGCATGAAGCCCGCCACGTCTTCCGTATGCTGCCCCTTTGCAAGCGGTGACGTATAGATGATCTCATACTCGCCTTTTGCTTCGACCAACTCGCCCGGCATTTCAAGCCCGTATTTTGCCGTAAGAATGCCATTCTCCGCAAGCAGCGCAATCTCACGTTCACTGGACGGCCCAAGGTCTTCGCTTTGCAGTCGGCCCATGGTCGGTTCAACCAACGCGGCCTGTTGCGCAATCCGTTCGACAACTTCCGTTGCCGTCATTTCCGTGCTTTCGCTGAGTATCTGGAACACGGTCACGAAAAAGCTATCTTCGATATCCCGTCGCTCATCCGTGATAAGCTGCTCTGCGACTTGGAAATTGGCACCCGTTTCCATGGGCGCGATCATTCTGCGGCCCTGATTATCAATGCCACCCCAAGTGATAGCACCGGGCCGCTGGTCGACGCGGCCCGAAATAGCACCGTCGTCATGCGCGAGCAACGAAGGATCAACGGCCTTATGACCTTGCTTAAGCACCGTCTTCTTCATCGCGCTCACGCCGCCCAGCGCCGGTAGCGCCTGCTGTGCAGGAGAGTATCCATACACGTCACCCGGCTCCGTAAACGTACGCGGCGTCACCATCGGCATGTTGATGAAGCCCTGTTCCTCGCCAACATAGGTCGCATCACGCACGCAGATATAGGACGACAGGACCGGATGCCGTCGCTGGTCCAGCGCCTTGTCATCATAGTCCGTGCGATAGCAAAGGATATGCACGAACTCGATGGAGTTGTTCTCGCTGGGGACGGCTTTGGTCGCTTCGGCTTCCAGCGCTTTCGGTACGGTTTCCTCCGGAAACTTCATCTTGAACTGGCGCAGGTTCAGCCAGAAACGGCGGAAGATGTGCGTCACGATACCCGCGTCATTCGTGAGCAGGAATACGTCTTTCAGCGGCCATGCCTTATAGGCAAATCCGCCTTCCCGATAGAGCGGGCTAGGCTTCATCCACGTAATGGCCTTTGGCCCACAGCCATAGACGCCAATGCTTGCATATGTCTCGCCCTGCGCTTGCACGAAGCGTGCGTTGGGGGCATAGCGTCGTTTAAACAACTCATCCGTCAGCCGGTCGAAATAGGTCCGCACTTCATGGGATTTCATCAATTCGCGATTGGTCGCAGCCAGCTTTTGCCACCGCATATTCTGCGGCGTCATGATCCGGTTGAGGATGGAGGTATATTTCGGAAGGCTGCGCACGCCCGTATTGTCGTACGCGAAACGCTTTACTTCTTGGTTATTGGTATGAATAAACGGACCTTCGGTTTGCCACGCCGAATAGTGACGGGGAAGACAATAAGCTGCGCACATTCGCCAGTCTTGTTCATAAGGCGAACGGATCGTCTTTGCTTCCTCATAAAGGGTAATATAATCACGGGCGTCCGGGCGAGCCATGGTCTATCGTCCGACATTGCCGAGCAACCGGGACACAACGCTGGGGCTTTCCGTTCCACCCCCGGAGAGGTCCGTCATGGCACGCCCGCCTTGACTGCCCCAGAAACGCGCCCGCTGCGCCGTGGCTGCATTCTGGATTTCGGTGGAGGATCGCGAAGGCGGCGGCGGCGCGGGGGTCACGGTGGGCATGGGCGGGGGCGTCGGACTTCCAAACAGGCCAGACATTTAGCGTTCCCCTCAATAGGTTATTGGATCGTAGTCATAGAGCGATTGCGTGCGGATATCATGGCGCACGGTCAAGCTGCGATCGCGACGGGGCAACGTGATGCCGAACGTCAGCACTAGGGTATCAGCACGATCCGTTGAGGACAAGCCGGTACGCTTTTTGTAGTCTTCCTTGTTCTCGATCAGGATGCGTTGCCCATGCCGGTCAAAACTATACAGGATGGTGGTCAACTGTTCAAACAGTATTGGATCATCAGGGATGCAACCCTCATCAATAATCCAGTCGCGGCACTTTCCCCATAGCTGCGCACGCTTGTTATAATAGTGTTCCGGCTCCGTCGCTGGCGAACCGGGATGTACTTCAATTACACGATAACCCCGGTCACGCAGGATATCGACCACCCCAGCACCAACGCCCGTGCTTTCCACTACAATAGCGTCTGGCATTTCCTTGTTACACAGGTCCATCGCGATCTGTGCGATACGAACGATGGTCAATCCTTTGAAGAAAAGGTATGGTCTGGACCGCGCATCCCGTCCCTGCCGCCACATAAACACGGTTTCGTCCACGCCGAACCGCGCCACGTCGATGGCCAAGATCAACGCTGCGCCCGGATCGCCATAGTCTTCCCGTTGCTGGGCCTGCTGGACAACCCACTTACCCATAAAGCCGTTAAACGCTTGATTTGGAAATTGGCCGAGAACGCGGACCTTGGCTTCGTCAGTATCCAGCCCGCCCCACTTCTCAATCATTTCGTCTAGGGCTTGCTTGTTCGCAAACGATACCTCGCGGCTGTCCACGCCTTCGCAATCGAAGAATTTCTTATTCTTATCGAAGCAGTCGGCAAAATCTCCGGTTGGCTGCGTCGGATTTCCGAAGACCAAGAAGAAAGCTTCACCATCCGTCAACGCACCTTCGGCCACTTCCCATAGCTTGCTGTCGATGCCGGATGCCTCATCGAATATGATGACGACTGTTTTGCCTTCATTATGCAGACCGGCGAATGCTTCCGTATTATGCTCTGATACGGTAATCGCCTCAATCATGTAGTTTTTACGCTGTTCCTCCGGATACTGACCGAAATAGTATTTGGTCGCTTCCCACTGAAACCAATGCTTGCAGATGAACAGTCGATGCCATTTGGCCAATTCCGGCCATGTCTTGCTGGCGAGTTGCGCGGCGGTATTGGCGGTAACAATCCCGCGCGTGTCGGGACGGGT